GTGGGTTTCCAAACGCGCTCAAAAAAGGTAGGGGCCATTCGATCGCGCTTACCTGAATTACATTTCACACAAGCCGCAACCATATTGGTGGCTTCATCTGTGCCACCTTTGCTAATAGGTATTAGGTGATCGACTGTGTTGGCTTCCTGTCCGCAATAGTGACAAGTCCAGTAGTCGCGGTCTAATACTTCTTTACGCACTCGTTGATAGTACGCTGAGTTGTATCTCTTGTGGCCCACTAATGCCAGCCCTTACGTTCCAAGTGTGCTAATGCTCGGCAAGCATCGCCGCCGTACCTATGAGAGAGATACTTCATATGCGCTCTTATCTGCTGTTTAGGACTTAGGTCTCTATACCAAGTAGAACGCATTTGTCCTAAGCCATAATGAGATCCGTTACGAGCCTTTGGATTCCAATTACTTTCTTTACTAATCAACCAGTTATAACACTCAAATTGCTTCCAGCTCATTTGATTGTAAGCATATAGTTTTAGATTCATATCTGCTTTTGATGGGCTTGTATTTATTATTGTAATCAGAGCAGTTATTAGCGTCGTAGCCATCAGGCGAAGACAAAGGCCCTCCCTCAACCTCCGCTTTAGGGCCAGCTCTGCGCCCGCGCTATGGCGAGATGGTAACACAGTTGTCAAGTAGGAATACATAACCGCAGGTCAGAGGCTTATTAGCCCTCTAACTCCAGCACTTTCCTAACATCGATTTCATTTGCTCCATTCAGGCCAATTATGGCATCTCTGAGCTTCTCTCTGCCATCGCCGTGAAACTTAGTGGTCAGATAAGGCTCAGACTCGCTACCCTCTAACCAATCAACTATTTCACCATTGGAATCAATAACTACATCATCAAGGTAATTGAACTTTTCCAATATCTTGTCAATCGACGAATCTCTTACTGTCTCGACTATCTCACTAGGGACGTTGGTCTTTACCCAGTCAATAAACTTTCTATCTGATTTGATGACCCACTTGAACTTGGGCTTGGTGGTAGTGATATAGGCAATCACCTCATCACCTAATTCAGCCTTTACTCGGTCGGCTCCTAGGTTATTCATTTCGCACTGAAGTTCAGCTCGTAGTTCATCCTTCAAGCGTTTGGCTTGGTCTGCCAAGAGGCTAATTGCCGCCAGTTTCAGACTCAGGTCTTTGATTGTCATCTTGCTCCCTTTTCTTTGCTCTGTTTAGCCTTACTTCTAACGATGAGAGATTCACACCCATATCTCGGGCGATGAACTCTTTATCGAAGCCCCACTCAAGCATTTGACGGATATATGCGATTGAGTGGGTGCTTCTTCCTACTTTGTCTTCCCTGCCCATCCTTCTCCTTTGAAATGTGCTGGAGTTGGGCTATAAACCTTACGAAGCGGCTTAGAACAATGACAAATCATTGTCTGACTAGCCGCCTCGAGAGTTAGCGTAATTTCTATTTGTTCTTCGCACCGGTCACAGTAATAATCAAATGTCGGCATCGATAAACCTTTCCAATGTGGCATTGCCATTCCAGTAGCGTTCTTTGATGCGCTCTTGCCCATCAGCTATTTTACAAATCCGACACTTAGCGGCTTTCATCTTGTAATTGCCGCATTGGTCGCACCTAGTTATAGCGTCTTCCTTATTGGCTACTCGATCCATTGGCTCTACCAATCTCTGTTCGAAGCAATTCTGACATTCCATCAGCCAGACATCTTGGCCCTCGGTTATCTCAGAATCGTATTTGATGATTCCCCTTTGTGCTGTGACCTTCTTGCAGTTGCCGCAGTTGAAGGGATGGATTTCGTCAATCATTTTTGCTCATAGTCTTGATTGAAATCAATAAGGCAATTATCGGGCCGATTTGCATACCAATCAATAAACCAATCAACGCGTAAATTTCAATCATCTCTGAAAGACCCAATGCCCATCTGCTCCGATTTTCATCCATCGAGCAGGATGGCCGGACTTGGCGATTGGGCAAACCCAGCCGCGATATTCCTTACCTTCCTTTGTGCCTTGCTTGAGAATCATCGGGCCGCATCCATTAGCGCAGAGCGGCACTTCATCAATTACTTCAGCTCCGAATTGTTCGGCTATCGAACTAACATCCCAGACAATCGGTTCAGGATCATTTGGTCTCTGTTCTTTTACAAATTCAGCCAGTTCGGGCTTTGTCGTCTGAATTGGCTTCTTGGGTGCTGGATTAGGTTTCGCCAAGTACCCAGCGAGGTTCAATGCGCGAGAAATCGACCCAGTCTCCGCTAGCTCTAAAGCGTACTGTTTAGACTTTGACTCGCTAGAAAGCCCAGTAGTCCAAGGATTAGCATCGGCTTCAGTTCGCCAGATTTCGCACTTCACAATATAAACGTCACAGTCTTTCGCTAACGATTCAGCTAGGACGTGAGTCTTGATTCGATAGTCCGGATTTTCACTAATGAATTGCTTATAGCGTTCCCAAGTTCCAACGTATTCATCTAGGTAATTCGACATTTAGTTTCTCTCTCCCTGCGAACTCATCGATCGCATATTCCAGTTGTTCCTTCAATGACCAGAATGTGCCATCTGGCCAGTTCTGCGCTTCATTGGCGCAAGGTTGGCAATAGAACCGCACTTGAGCGCGGCGTAGCGGTGTCTCGCTTTGAACCTTCCAGACTGCTGGGACTTGTGCTTTCAAGTGCCAAGTGCCGTCTTTGAGTTGCCCATAACGAGACTTACAGTAGTCACACCATTGGCGTTGGTTAGTATTGCGAATCAGACTCAACGTCGTCCCAATCTTCCGGAGTTGAAAATCTGGTGAAGCCCAAGATAGCGGCGTATCCAATGAGATCGAGATACGAATCCTCGCGCTCCGGACTTTCCACCATTCGGCTGAGTTTGGTCGCGATAAAGATAGTTGCCAACTCAGATGGGTCTCTGAGCTGAACACCGAGGATTCTCGCGATTTTGTAAATGCGTAATAGATTGTGCCTCGGGTCGCCATATTCCAGCCCTCGGTCGTCGAGGGTGTTACCAGCGTCCGAGAGCCAGTCACTTAGCGATCTCTCTGACATAAGAATTAGACGCCCTTCCTCGCTTGTATCCTTCATTGAAGGCTTTGGCTTTTGCGGATTCAATAGATGCGTAAGCAAGCCAGAATCCGGTTGATAATGCCAAGAGAATGCTGACGATTTGCTCAGGTGTGAAGTCATTCGACATCCGCACTCACCCCAAATCGGTCTAACCAATAGGCTGAGATTTCTTCTCTACTCAATCGCCCTCTTGTTGATTGGCGACCTAGTGATTCGATTGCGTATCTGCGAATGATCTGGCCCTTGACGTAATTCTTACCATCTGACCAAGCTCCCGAAGTAGAATCAAATCGAATTACTTCCGGTTTATTTATCACTTATTCTCCCTTCCAAATCCTCTAAATGGATTTAGTGGGATAAATGTAATTACCTAAATGGATTTAGACAAGTAGGAGCTCGGCGAGTCGGATTGGTAAGAAGGCGCAGAGCTTATGAACCTTCCCAGCGTTGGCGAAGTCGGTCTTATCTGGTAGGGCCTTCCAATGCCATTCAGGAGCCTCTAGAGCCCCTAAATCGAACTGATAGACACCTTTGGGCGTCGCGTTGATATAAAGCGTTCTAGCCCCTGTCCTAGCCCTTATATCGGCCAAGTAATCCCACTTCTTCTTCTCGATTATCAGAGTGTCGTAATGGGTGCGGCGGCACTTCATCTCAATATAAGAATCGCTGGTAATGCCGTCAGCTCGGTCGGTCGCCGATAGTGGCGTCAAGTCCGGATAGATGGCCTTGAGTGCCTCGAATAGTTCGACCTCGCGGAGGTAAATTAGTCGTCGTCCTCGTCTTCGTCCCAAGGCTTGAACATTGGGTTTCCGTTATCGACTATCCATTCAGGATACGAGCTACGATCCATAGCGAAAGCAAGAGCCGTTCCTTCATCCATACCAGCTCGGCGGCAAGCCATATAAACCTCATTACAAGCAATCGCCCAGAAATCTAAACGAGTCAATGGGACATCTTTCGTCGTTTTGCGACGTTTTGCCACCTTCTTGACTGGCTGTTTAGCGCGCTTTTTTGCCTGTGCCACTTCTGCTCACTTTCGTCGAGAGGGCCAATTCTAACTGACTCTCCATTTTATCAAGGCGCGACACTATGGGCAGATTTTCCAATTTGATGATATATCTCAGACCGGCAATAAGTAGGCCGATTGATCCGAGAACTGAGGCGATAGTTGCCGCAAGTTCCGAGGCCGCCATTACCGCACTTTGCCGTAACGCTCGTAAGAAGGATTCAGCCAGTTGATGATGCTAGGCAAGACTGATGCCAGAGCGGCATTGGCAATCGCATTTACATCCAGCCCGACTGCTAGGTAAGTCGCTAGGGCCGCCGCTACGAATGTCTTCGCCCAACTGCCTGCCATCAATTTGAGTTCTTTCATTTGTGTCTCCTTCTAGGTTGAAGAAACTGCCGTCTTTGTCTCCCAGAGTTGTGAAGCTGATATGGAAATGCGACTTGTGAGGGTTTGGGCCTCTGTATTTTCTACGCTTCCAATTTAGGGTCGAGCTCATAATCTTTTCATCGAAAATAATATATTTGATTCGCTTATCGCCTCGCTTGGCGCATTTGCGAATCTTCTCAACTAATGCGTAAGCCTCCTCCTTGTGCGCTG